TGGGAACAAAGCGCGCTCAGCAGCAAATGTTGTTGCCGGGCCGCTTGTTACATAGGTTGTAACGACTTCGTATATGACGCCACTGGTTTCGTCAAAATAACGATCACCAATCTCAACATTTGTCGAGGGCAGGTATTTGCCACGAAAACGTGACAACCCAAGAGTTGTGTAGAACACCGCATCAAGCGCACGAAAGTTGTCATTCATTTGGTCGTGCCAAGGCGCTTGCGCAAAGTTCGGCAAGTTTAACGCAAGTCGCGGCGTTTTAATAACGGTCATCGCTTATACCCCATAATTGCATATATAAACGACAACGACGTTAGGACAAATCCTGAACGTGTGCTTCCGCTTATACGATATTTGAAGATTTTACACTTTGCGGGTATTTTGTGGTAGCGTTCATCTGAGAACACACGACCACCGCCATACCCTTCGGATGGAAGGCCAAAGCCGCCACCGGAACCTGCAACAAGGTCAACACTGACCGCAGAGTCAAAGGAGTTGTCTAGTCTTTTATAGTATTTATCGACGAATATGTCAAGTAAAAAGAGTGCGTTGCCTGTGCTTTCACCTGTGACAAATTGCAACCGCTTTACCTTAAGGCGACTATTAGCGTCTAGCCACGGACTCTCAAGCACAAAGGGAATTGGGGCACCGAGGCCATCTGCTGCAAACGCCGTGTCGTTTATGTAATCAGCAAGATAATCTTCGTCATCAAATGTATTGTTGCCGTATTGATACAGCTTCGTTCCTTGAAAGAACAACACACGTTTTAATGCTGTGCTTGTTCCACCAGCAAATGCCCAACCGGCAATCTCTGTCCAAGCGCCTTCACGAAGATTTGCGCCGTAGGTATATGCGAGTGTGTACGGCGTGTCGTCGGTCTTTGTTGTAAAGAAGAATATCGTTGACTGCATCGAATTGTGGATAACGAACGAAGCATCTGCCGCGTCGTCGAATGTTGCCGCGTTACGCATGTATCGTGTGCGTATATTGGTGAACAACGGCTTTCTTTCATACTTGCCAAACACAGACGTTGTTATGAGAAACGCACCATCAACACAGAAGCAAACAAGTCCCTCAGGGTGAGAAAACGCCGACTTGGAACTGATAGCACCTGCTTCTGTGATTACATCAACAACTTCTGGACGGTGTACGGCTGCGGCATCAAATATCCCAAGTTTGACGATTACAATGCTTGTAAGGAAAAGCACGTAAAGCAGGTTGCTATGTGCGACAAGGCCAACGATGGTCTTGGATTGTGCGCCAACAAACGACCCAAGATTGAACCGTGTTGCGTCGTTTGGTGCGGCATCACCTACCCAGACCGTTGTTGTGCCACTGGAAGATATATAGAGTTCTGCGCTTTCGTCATCTGCCATAACTGCAAAATTGTTGACCGTTATGATGTGTTTTGCAATTGGCGTATTGACGTTTGACCCTGACGTTGGGTCAGCAAGATAGGATGCAATGTAATCGCCATCAATTGTAATAGGCTTGTTCACATTGTTCACAACCTGCAACGTGCTGTTCATTTCAGCAAAGCTGATGTGTGTTGCCGTATTCCAACCTAGAGGCGCCCCCGGCAGCAGTGCGGCAATCGCAGTGTTCCATACAACCGTTGTAACGCCTGCATCGTTCACGGTATGCACAGTGCCGTTGGCACATACAACAATGATACGTGACCCGAAGTAGTGCGCGGCAACAATTGCAGATGTAAACGTTGCAACACGCTTTGTGCCATAGCGAAGTTTAAGCGAATACTTGTCAATGAGCAGAAAGTTTACACGTTCTGCGCTGTAACGGCTTTCGAGAACAACCTCTGGCTCACTATCAAGTAAACCCCCCGAGAAATCTCGGAGGGTTGCATCTTTGATATTCGGGCCTTGGCGCGGCACGTCTTTCATCGTAGGAAACGGCTGCATGTTCATGTCCCCGCAACTGTGAATGTTTCACTTGAATTGCTTCCGTAGTAGGAAACCCGGCCATTCTCGTTGGCGATAATGTCTGTGTACCGTGCTTCAAACTGCGAATACACGCGCGCCGCATCGCCGGGGTTAAGGCCGTCTTTCGCAAGCAAATTGCTTGACACCATGTACGACATTGCAAGGCTGTCGAATGGCACCACCGTGTCGCTTGTAAATGGAAATACAGGCCACCGACGCGCTCGAACCATTATAGGTTGTGCAAATGTATTTGGAAACACACGAAAGATTTTATTCGCAAGCACCTCGCTGAAATGAATACGTTCAATGCCTTCTCGCATTCCCGTTTGGTGAATAACATCACTCAGCTTTGCCATATTCGTGTGTGGTTCATATGGAATATATCGCACCCACTCAATGTCATCATACGAGAGGACACCCACAAATGCTGTTGTGCTTACACCTTCCGTGCCATCAAGGACATGCGCAGTGTTTCGCATCTGATGCGCCCAGAACCGCTTTTCTGACAACGCGATAAATACACGCTGCACTTGGTTGATAATCTGTGGCTCGGTGTACGTTTGCACACCAGAGCCGGGAACAAGGCCAAGTTCGTTCAACACATCGTCGATGATTACATTCATTGTAGCAAACATGGCTTTGTCCTTTTCTTATCCTGCGAAGTGCGGACGACCGTACAGACCGTCAACGCTGTCAGGGTTGAAGATGATTGCAGCACTGATGATGTTTGTGCCGTTCATCGTGGTGTTCGGTGCGTAAGTCCCACGAGTGTCGCCAGTTGCATTGGTGGGATCAGCGACCACCGCGGGGGTGACAACGCCCGCAGTACCAACAACGGTTTTAAGCCCCGTTGGCGTTGTCGAAACAAACTCACGCACAGTTGCGACGGCAACGAACGGCAATCCAAGCCCTGCGCCGCGTCCGAGGCCCACAGTCGTCGTAACCGTGGACGTAACGAAGTCAAGAAACTTGAACGCTTTCAACGACGTTACCGTTGTGGCCGAGCCAAGAACAACCAGTTCGGTGATCGCTTGGTTCAAGTAATCTCGACCAACAAGCGTCACGTTTGTGAGCGCACCGCTTGTTACCGTGATTGTACGACCAAAGAAGTCGTTCACGAGAATGCCGTTTACTCCCGGCAACTTCACACGAACGTCCGCGGTTGCACTGATGGCGGCGCGCAAGGTGCTGTTACTTGCTACCAACGCGGCACCAAAGTTGACAATGCCGACGTTTGTTTCTTCCAGTGCCTCGAAGTTGGTCATGTCTTTGACATAGATGGGGTCTTTATCAAAGACCCGTGGAACGTTAATATCCATTATACTGCCTCTTTCATTTTCGTTTCAGGTGCTTCACGCTTTGAGAACATGATGCTGTGATCTGAATACGATGCTTCTTTCTGGTTCAGCGGATAGCCGCCACGAGCAAGGCATGTGCCAATAACCGCTTGCTCCATTTGTGTCCAAGCTTCCCGACGCGCACTGTCACCCATGCTGAACTTGAAGCGGCCTGCAATGCTCTTTGCATCGACAACTGCTTCAAAGTTCAAAATGGTCGGCGCTTCGAGAAAACCTTTCTGCTCTGCAAGTTTTTCCGCCATTACAACGGTTGTACCGTTCGGGAAAAAGATGATGACGGGATTGACCACACGTTCCATCGTGCGGGTGACTTTCATCGTGGCATCATCAAAACGTGCCTGCGGAGCAAACACATTGCCCGTTACAACCCTTGTAACGAACGCGAGGACAGCCCCGCCTGTGTCTTGGCTAAACATGCGTTACCCCTTATACTTTGTTGGACAGGAACGCGTGGGTGCGGTATTGCTTCCACGAGGCAAGTTGGTATTCCATGACATAGCGTTTGCCAATCACGTCTTGGTCATATGGCGCGGTGAGGTCTTTCAACTTCATGTTTGCGCCTTTCAGAATGTGCATCATCAATTCTTTCTCATTGATGAAATATGCAAAGTCTGGGTCCATTTCCTCGTCGTAGATGATGGGGATTTGTTGATGCTGTGTTGCAACGAGGCCAAGGTTGGCGATCGTCTTTCCGAAACCGGCAAGTGGCAGATCAATCTTGCCCTTCAACCGTGCAGCATTGCGGTGCAGGGTGAAGATGTTACGGCCAACGGCAATCATGGAAATTTTGCCGTCCTCGGTGTTCAGATCGAGCAACACGTCATCAAAGATTTCTTCGATGTTCACCGCGGTCATGGAACCCGCAAACGAGTAGACACCGTGCTGCCACAGTGGTTGAACAGCAAGATTGATGCCGCCAACCGAACCTGCGGTGTTGACACTTGGGAGCAGGTTGCCAAGGCCAAGCGGGTCTTTGCCGCTGTTTGTGCCAACGATGATCCGGCGCTGATACTTCTTGATCGCGATTTCCAGTGCTTGCATCTTCGCAGCAGCGATGTCAACGATCTTGGCACTGCCAGCGTTTTCGTCAATTTCCTGATCCGAAATGACGTAAGTCCCGACGATGCGTGTCATTTCATAGCGCACAGTGGACAATTCGCTGGTGCGCGTCACGGGCACCTTATCGTAGTAAGTCGCAGGTCCAACGTTGGGGTTGCCGCCGACGAGGATCGGGTTGGAAATGTCCGGCCCGCCGTCTTCCATTTTAACACTGCCTGCGGCGGACAGTGCGCTGAGAACGCCACCGGGAAGAACAAAGGCGATACGCAGTTTGCGCATCGACCGTTCGGCCATGGCGTGAATAAGTTCCTGTGGTTTCGTCATTATTCGCCTCTTTTGATGCTGTCAGCAATCTGCTGGAAGGACATTTTTGCCCAATCCTGCGGCTGTGCTGAAATTGTTTTTTGTACTGGACGGTTGTATCGTGCTGCGGGATTAACCACGGGTTTCGGCGTTACAACCGATGTAAGGTGGCTGTCGATGTCCTGTTCACGCATTTTGGTCATATGAATGCGGTAAAGCGTCCAGAGTTCGTCAATCGACTTTTCTGGAAATTTACGTTTGGCATTTGCCAACGTTTCAACATGTTCAACAGCTTGGGGATTTCGAGTGAGGAAGTCACTTGCTTCCTGCATGGCGCGTTCTTCGGTCATGGTGTTTTGTTGTTCTTGCGGGGCCTGTTGCCCTCGCTGTCCCGCTTCCATCATTTCTCTCATGATAGAAGGGTCTACACCGCCGTTGATGCCGATCTCTGATAAATCAATACCACGCATACGGGCCTGTGTCAACAAACGTTTAATCGCCTTGACGGGATTGATCTTGTATTCTTTCACTATCGCAATTGCATCAGGAAGTTCTTCGTTCGACATTCCTGTCATTGTTTTCAACTGGTTCGATCCAGATGACTTCATCTGGGTAAATTCCGTGTACAACTCTTTGAACTTGCTGCCGAGTTGCATGTTGCTTTGTGCCATTTCCATGGCAGCTTGGCGATGAACTCGGCCTTCTTCTTTCATCTTTTGAAAGAATGTCCGCGACTTACCAGCCGTGGCAATGATCGTACCATCCGCAAGAACGAGGTTGTTCTTGTCATCCTGTTGCAGATAGGTATCAAGATACTGATTGCCTTTGCCTTCTGGGCTGTCAGGGCTTGCACGGTGCTTATTCGCCAACGGATCCGTTACATCGGTTGTAACAAGCTTCGTTGGGTCAACTAGAACAGTTTTATCCACAGATGCCGCAGCAGCAACGGGTGCTGGAGGCTTAGCGCCTACGACAGGTTTCGGCTCTGCAAAACTTGCATCAAGCTTGCTTGCAACATCATCAACAACATTGTTGTCTACTGCTGGTGCAGTGGTATCACCGCCTGTGCTGGCACCGCTCACGAGTGCATTCAGGTCCGACATGAAATCATTATCTTCCGACATTGCATATATCCTTTATTGCTGCGGAGTCGAGACACCCTTTTGCATTGCTGCGGTGCCTTCTTGTTTCAGGGTTTCGAGGTCTTGGTCCGTGACGAGATTGCGTGAGAATATCTTACGCAATAGGTTCGATACGATGGTAATGATCGTGATCGGTGCAGCGGTGCCAAATTGTCCAAGCATTTGGATAATCTGCAAACTCTCCGCTTTCTTATTCATGCTGTTGGCTTTCTCTGTGCTTCCAGCTTCGAGTTCGAGTGCAAAGTCTGTATTGAATTCGTCTACGGTCATATTCTTGAACGTCGCTGCCCGTTGTTGGCCTACAAGCCTTGTAACGAGGTCCTTTGGATATGCAGATACAACAACTTCGCTGATTGCCCACAATAGCTGCTGTGTGGCACTTTCAACTTGGTCAACCACTGCGCCGATCTGCGCTTGTTGTTGCTGGCTGTATTGTTCAATCGCTTGGTTTGTCGTATTTGTCTTGAACTCTTGGCCACGACTTGCCACGTTGAGACGAATTGCCGAGTCAATCTGCATACGGCTGCGTTGATTGTTAAGTAAGTCGCCCATCTGCGCAATTGGCAGCACAAACGGCGCAAGTGCTTTGGATAGATCACCTTCCGGCCCGCGCATCTTTACACCAATCGCACGAAGCTGTTTTGTCGGCTTCATTGCCTCTTTGATCAGGTTATCGACCTCTTGTTTGTCGATATTTTGCGCGTCGTATACAATGGTTGTAAAGGAACTTGCCCGAACAATCTCCCACTGCTGATTTTCACGGTTGATCGTTCTCTGGTGTGGGATATAGTAACTCGCCTCACTACGGCGCACCATGCCGTTAACTGCTGGAGAAAATGCCAACAAGAAATACGGAAAGAACCGCGACAATTGCATGGTATCTTCCCAGACCCACAGCGGCGTGTCCCACTTGCCATGAATATACAGACATTCGAGACGTGTAACTTTGTCAAACACGCGCACACAGAGAACAGCGTCTTTCGTTGTCGCTTCCTTCTGTTCGTCTGACATTGTGGCAAGAATATCATTTTCGAGTTGTACCTTGCGATCCTTATTTGTGACTGTGCCACTATCCCCAAGCGTTTGGTACTGCACATTGCCGTCATAACGGAAATACCAGCAACTGGTTTCGGTATTGTATGTCAAATACTCGCTTTGAATGTAACCTTCTTTGACGTACTCAAGTTCAAAGGTCATCGTTGTATCGGATAGATCGTCTTTCGTCGCCTTGGTGTCAACAAGGAACATAAATGGATCAGTGTTGCGCAAGAACAGCCCCGTGGGTCGCCGTGATTGCAGTTCATTGCCAAGTTTGTTCAGCAGTTCGTACATATGTGCAATCTCACTAGGATTGTCTGCACGACGCGCGATGAGTACGTCCTTCACCTTGTTATACACTTTAATCACATCTTCGCGGCTACCCGCTTGTGGCGTATTGCCAAGACGGATGATGCCAAAGTTCGTCAGATGCGCTTGAATGATCTGCTGCTGCACATACATGCGAAGATTTAAGCCGTAGTTACCAGCTTTCTTAATCATCGCCTCGACAATGTATTTCATATCACCAGCAAATTCAGCAAACTCCGGGTTATGCGTTGTAAACTCCGCAGTCGGGTCTTGCATGTAGGTTTGTTCGTACAGACTCTGCACAACACGGCGAACGAAGTTTTCTTCCGCATAGCCGTTTGTCTCGTAACTGGCGACACTGCCGGTTTCGTTATAAGCCTTGTAAGCCTCTTTCCAATCGTCATGAAAAGGTTTAAACACCTTCTTGGCGGCATCGTATTCCTCTTTGAAACGCTCCCCAAGACTTGGCGGAATTGGCACAGCGTTTTTACCAAGCAACCGCGTTGTATTGAACACCTGTTCAAACGTTTCTTCTGTTTCAATTACGCCCGCAGCCACAGCTACAGCGATGCGCGCTGTTTCATCAACCATAGGTCAACTCCTTCTCTTGTGTGTTGATAGCTGATAAGCAGTTCTACCGCTTGTGGAACATACGACAGCATATATTTCAGTGTGTCCATTGCGTGATCGTTGCGATCAATGGGTTTATCCGTGCGTTCCATTGATGCACTCATTGACCAGAAGTAAGCGAGAAATTCATCAGCCATAAAGGTTAAATGGCTGGATATATAAAGCAACCCGCCGTTGAGATTGCCACTTTCAAAGTGTTCAAAATTCTTCACAGTAAGGTATGCCGTAATCTTGGCGATGCCCGATGTAATATCATTCTGCGCAGGCGTCATGTGCAAGTTATATTGATCTTGGAAGATGCGCGCAACTGTGCTTGCACCTTTGCCGATCTTATCAACAATCGTGCGGCGGAAAATTGCGGGGTCCGCTAAAACGGTTGTAACGTCTTTGGCGAATGGGCTGTATTGCATACGCATGGATAGAATTTGCGTAGCTATGTCTTGCAGTTGCATTTCACGTTTATAGAAACCATCAATGACGAAGATGCGGCCACGATGATCTACAAAGCCGCAAAGATAGCAACACGGGCTAGCCATGCCAAAGTCGAAGCCCTCAATGAACTCACAACGGATGCCTTTGTGGCAGAGGTCGATGATATAACGCATGATGCGTTCTTTGTGCAGCATGTGATATTCTTGATTAAACGTTGGGTAAACAAGCCCCTCGAACGCACCCCACTCGCCGCCAAGGTAGCGATCACGAAACTGTCCCGTGTATGCAGCTTCGAGACCTTTGATAAAGTCCGGTGCGAGGTTGTGCGCGTTTTCATACGTCGATGCTTCGAAAACCTGTATCATTACCTCGCTTGTTTCAGGATCAACAAGCAGATCGGTGTGGTGTTCACCAGTTTTCTTGTAGTGTTCCCAAGGTTTGATGATCTTATGAAACACCCAATTGAATGATGGGTTTGCTGTGAGCATCATCCAACGTGGCCCAGATGATGGCATCGACTTGTCATCACCTTTGTATGGTGTACTACCACGGAGACGGCCAAAAAGGTCAAGATAGTCTTTGTAGCTGATTTCTGGGTTTTCTATCTGGTCAACGACTGCAAAGTCATATGTCGCAGATAGCAGGTTGCTGCTTGTGTTGCCATCGGCTGCGGCAGCTTTACCCTTTTGCTTAATATAGCGAAAGTTTATCTGACTGCCATTTTTGAATACAAGTGTGTTATCTGCAAGCGTTGGCCAACGTTTGACACTACTCGCAGGAACCCACTTGTAAAATTCTTCGCGGATGGTGTCGTTAAGCTGTGCATAGGTTGCCATGGCGATGATGCCTTTGCAGCCGGGATAGTCTTTGCATAGCTGTATCGCCTTGATACACACGGCAGCAGTCTTGCCATTGCCGAAACCGCCACCAATGATTTGTACCTTACGGCGACATTGTAGAAATTGATGGTGCATACCATCAGGTTTGATGCGATATTCGGGCATTGGTGCATTACCGCCGTTTAATTGTGACTGCTACTTTTGACTTTTCATCGGCCTCATTCATCATCGTGATGGTGAGTTCGTCATCGGCACGGTTGCCGTCTTTACCAGCACTAAAGAATTGTTCCGCATTTGCACCAGAACGGTCAAGAATGTCCGCAGATGCCTTATAGCGCACCATGCCGTGTTGCTTCTTATCTTCCATCAGTTCGACCATTGTGTCGATGGCGCTGTGTGCATGAGAAGATATGCGGCCTTGTAGGTTGTCTGCATTGTGGTGAATGATCGACATGAACATCATTTCAAACGTGCGTTGCGCAGCAGGTTTGCTTACAATCATTGTAATGTCATCGACGTGAATGTCGAAGAAGTCCGCAATGTCGGTATCTTCAAAGCCCATGAGTTTATACGCAACGACGGCGTTGATGATCGCTTGGTCTTTTGCATCTTTTTCTGGGCGGTCATTCTTACCGCGCATCTTCACAGGAATGAACTTGTTCAACTGTGGAAGCGGTGTGCGACCATCGCTGCCTTGCATATCTGTATTATCTACATGTGCAGGCTGGATGATATTGCCGCTCGTCGTAACGTAGGGGTCATTTGGTCCGGCTAAACGGTTCATTGCTTACCTCATTACAAGCGTTGTAACGTTGAATGTATCAGCAAGTTGGCCATTGCGCAAGTAGTAAAAGGGTAAAAGAGTGCAGGCAGAAAATGAGATATTATGGCTGGGTGCCGGGCGTGGCGGCGACCTAGCGTCAGCGATATACACCTACCCCAATTGATATTAAGAATATACACCTATTTTCGCAACTTGTCAAGCATTAAATTTATGCACTCCGCCATGTTTGCAAAAATAACGTCCGAAGGACACGAGACAACCCCCACAGTCCCAAACATATTGTAATTATCACAACCATTGTAATCATTGCAATAAAAAAGACCCGCAGCTGAATAAACAACTGCGGGCCAGTCAGGGAGGAACAACTCCATGATCTAGGGAGGACGGGGTAGAGTTGCAATCAACGAACACACAACCGCATCCCGCTCGTCTCGACCATGTTGTATATATAGCAATATGCATTGTTTATGTCAAGCACAGTTTAGCGCCGTCGTTACAACCAATGTAACAGCAGCTTACAGTGGCAAGAGCGGTTGTCTAGCATCATGCTGATGGGATGGGATTGTGATGATTGTGATGATTGTGCAGTGTGGTGTTGTTTTGTGATGCTTCGGCACCGAGAAGGTGGACCATACAATCCATCCAGAGCGCCGCCGGCCATCAAAACGGCCTGTTTTGATTGACCGGGGGGTAGCCGGGGCGTTATGATATAACATCACGTCAAGCCAGCGGCGTTATGATATAACATAATGCTACAATGGTTGTAACGCTAGGCAATGCGAGGCAAATTGTTGCAATGCATCACGCATTCGTGATAATGCTGTAACATAGCGACAAGGCGATTGCATAGCGTGACGCATTGCTCCATATTGATCATATGGAAAGGCAGACAGGTTGACCGCTAGCGCAACAAATCTTGAGCCGCCAACGACACGACGCGACACGATCACGAAATGTTACAGACACTAGACAACACTAACGCGATACAATACAACCATTGTAACGAAACAAAAGGAACCATCGCCATGCCAGCCCTCACAATCAAAACACCTCCCCCATGCCTTGCGCATATCATTGCCACAATTGCGGTAACGCGAAAAGTCACGCTAAGTCACTAGACAGCGCCAAACGTTCACGGGTGCGGGGTGTAGGATTGTGGTATTCGCCGTCACTTACCCTGTTACTCACTGTCATCGCTGGCAGTGCTATCTATGGCTCATGGTGTTAATGGTTATCATCTAGGCAATGGTTGATTATGGCGATTGTGCCATAAGGCTACAACCATTGTAATAGCGGATAACGCTAAGGATATGCAAGTTATGCCATTGTGGTATAGTATGCAGTTGGATAAGGAATGCAGGCTATGCAGACTGTGAACAAGCCTATCGCGCCGATTATGAATGATTGGCAATGGGCTGCAATCGTGCATCATTATCGTGACGCAATGGTCAATATGACACATGCACGCGAAGCGGGTAATCGTGACAATGAAAAGTATTTTGCGGGCAAGTCTTATGGCATTGTCAACGTCATAATGATCATTGTCAACTGCAATATCAGCGACGCGCTTTCCATGCTGGCCAAAGGCAAACTGAATGCCGCCATGATCAACAGCGCCACGAAAGACTGAAACAATTCGTGATTAGACAATCTAGCTAGACCTGCTAGATTGAATGTAACAAAAGAAACAACGCAACGCAACACAAGGAAACACTGCCATGATTGAGACGATCAAAGCTAAAACGGCACGCAATGTGCGAGGCACAAAAGTTGAAAAGGGGCAAACAATCTATTGCATCAAGAAAGGCGATATGTATTTTATCTGGTCGTAT